TGTGTAAGCGCCTGCGTCTAAGTGTAGTACTGGTTGATAGTCACCATGTGTACGTGTAAAACCTGCCATGATAAATCTCCTTAAAATGTATGGATCGTTTGGATCCTACTTTTATTTAGTCGATCTGACTAAAAACTCAGTCTAGGTTACTTTAAGTTAGGGTTATTTTTAGCAAAGTTTGCTTGGCTAAAGCGCATGCGATCAACAAACTTCATACCCTGCCCTACATAGCCTTCGTGCCCGGGCTCGTTGTTAATGCTGGCTTTTACATCGTGTGCCTGTGCATCTAGTTGGCGTACTATTTCATTTTTTAGTGCACTTAGTTCTAAGAACGCTTGGAATAGTGCTACAACGCCTTGACGATTTTGACCCATCCACTCTAAAATACGCGGTGCTTTGGTAGGCTCTTTGTGTTTAACCCACTCAGTAAATCCACCGATGATATTCGAGTAATTGCCTTGACGTACACGAGTATTAATATATGTTTTCATTAGCGCAGGCATATTGCTAATTTTGCGAGCACGTAATTCCTGTGGATTAAACAATTGATCAATATCGCGTCCAAATTGTTGAACAACTGTGTTTAGGTCTTTGACTTTGTTTTGATCAATTTTAATTTTACGTGGTTCTTTTAAACTTGGATCAACGATTAATAATCCAGGCACATCATTTAAACTAGCAGTGGTAATTGGCTGTGCTGGTGCGCCCGGTGCTGCTAGTGCTGTGTGAATAGCTACAGCAGCCTGTGAGCCTTTGATCTTTTGTCCCAATGGGCTGCTAGCATCCACAGAGTATGTAACTGTGTTAGGAGTAAACACATAATGTCCGTTAACAACCTGCGGAGTTTGTGTGTATAGCAAGTCGCCTTGAATGTAACCGCGGAAGTCACGAGGTACTGCTGCTTCTAATAAAGGAAATAACTTTTGATAAATGCCAATTAATTCGTCGCGCTCGCCGCCACGTGCTCGCATAATACGTTCAATTTCACCTGGGCTTGTGGCTAGGCCATTGTAACTCTTGCTTAAAAATCCTGATTTATCAGTTAATACAAATTGACCACTGGGATTACGTCCAAATATAATAGCAGGCTTACCATCCCATTTAACCGTGGTTGTCTGTGGGTTCTTAGCAGCACTAACAATGCCACGAACAGCATTGCTAATACCCTTAGAGCCTTGATCAAACACCATGTCTTCGGGGTGTTCAATGCGCACACCTTCGTAAATGGGTTGCATGCCTTGATTAACAATACGATCACGTAGGCGTGCAATAAAACTAACTTCGTTTTCTTCTAGGCTTTCGTTAAATGGAATGCCATCACGTGCCATGTGTGCTCTAAAGTCGGCAATCTTTTGCTCACGTTGGGGGTCTTTTTGTAGGGCTGCTAAAATCTTTTCTACTGACGCTAAGTCAGCAGCAGTAGCATTTTTGTTTAATAGTATCTTTGCAACTTCATCTGGGTTATCGGTAATAACGTCGTTGGTAGCGCGGTCTTGTAAGCCCGCTAATTGATTTAACTTATAACCCATGGCCTTGGCCATTGAGTTAATCATTATGTTGCGTAGTGCACCTTTGTATTCACTATTAGGGTCGCTGCGTAAAATAAACTTGCTAAATGGAACGTTTTGTAAAAACATAAAGTCTGTTTGTACAAAACCTCGATCTGGACGTCCAGTAATTGGTGTTTTAAAGTGTACGCTAGTACCAGACTTACGCACCCATTCTTCGGGCTTCAGGCCATTTGACTTAGCCCAATTTACTAAATGATTGTATAGGTCTTCTTTTTTAACTCGATTTGAGTCCACAGCAACATCAAGGTCGCCCGAAGTTGGTTTTAATCCTGTAGAGCCTAGCATATTATTTGTTAAGTCTAACCCAGGTGTTAATTGATCAAGCCACATTAGTGTAGGTTTGACGTCTGTTTGATTAATACGCTGTGTTAAAGGAACGCCTTTAGAGTCTTTAAAAACGTTGCCACCTTCAAATAATTTCATAATGTCCTTTAGGCCGGAACAAACACAGGTTTGGTTTGTGTGGCTAATTTTTCTAAGTAGTTAATGCTAGCACGACGACGAACACGTTGTCCCGCTTCGTTGGTCCAAACACCAAATGCGTTTTTAAAGTAACGTCCTTTTGACTTAGGATCAGTTACTTGTAATCGACGTCCCTTGGGTATTTTAAATCCTGTAAGCTCGGGTTCAGCAGGTTGTTCTGCTGCTGGGCCTTGTGCGGCCTGCTGTGCGTATTGCTGCATTGATTGATACGCCGACTTAACTCCTTGAGGGACCATGCGACTGGCTTGTGTTTTTATCCACTGACCTGCATCTGCACGAGATTGTGCTGCATTACGGCGTCCTGCTGCTCGGAGATCGCTCCAAATGCCTTCGACTATGATTTCATTGGCTTTCATCGGTTCGTCTCACTGTGCGGGTAAACTTGCTTGGGTCACGTAAACGAATAGCGTTGATTAACTTGCGCTGTAGGTTTTCGGCCTGCTCTGCACTATAAGACTTTTCGATTTGCTCTAATAAACGAATAGCACTAGCAATAACATTGCTAGCGCGAGATTCAATGATAAAACGTCGATCATTTTCGACATACATTGAATCTAATTCTTCAAGAATACTACGTGTCTTTTTTTGCATATTAGTGTGACCCTTGTTCAAATAATATTTATCGAGTCTTTACCAAAATTTTTGATAATATTCTGCTACTTCAGGAAACGTAATACGGAAATCTTGGTTGCGTACCTGGTCAAACTTTTGTGTTTGTGCAAGAAACTTCTTAATTGCATCTGTATTTTCTGTAAAGTTTGTTGGAATTAAGTTTCTAAGACTGGGATTTTGCGCCAGGGCATGTGCATATTCTGTGCTAAGTGCGTGTAGGCCAGATATTCCAGTTGCTAAATGGCGTGAGTGATTAATAATGTCGCCAAATCTGCTAGAAGAAAAGTTATCGGCGACCCATTTAGCTAATCTATCTGTAGTTGCAAGGTTGTAAAGCGATAACGTTTCTTCAACTAAAAACATTACGTTAGATGGCAACGTTTCTCGCATGTTAAGAATGTTGTCAGTGACCTGCGCCCACGATGCTGGCCAACGTAGATATTCGAATTGTTGTTCTATGCCATCTAAACTTACGTGCAACTTTACTAAAAAGACTTTTTCAATTAATTCAAAATGCGCAGGATCAATGGGCATAGTGCCATTGGTTTGAAAACACACAGTTAATTGTTCTTTGGCATTGGGTACATTGTCGACTAACCATTTGACAATTTCCCAACTAGTTTTTCCTAACAGGGTTTCGCCACCACAAAAAACGAACATTCTCAAATTGCTTAAATCTAATGTGCGAAGAATATCTATAGACTCTTCAGGACGGCGTTGAGGTGTATATGGCCTTTCTGTTAAATTATGTTCTTTTAAGTGTTTTTGCCAAAATGTGCTGCGCCCGGGACCGCAGGTCCTGCAAGCTAAGTTACAACTAATATCAGCAGTTAAATCAATTCTAGCAGGTCCTGCTAAATTAGTTTTTCCATATATTTTTAAGCCTTCGTTCATGCCCTGGCGGAAACTTGTAAAGCCAGAATCCTCCATGCTTTTACAAATAGTTTTACACTCCGAAAGCCATTGGTTTTTTAAATTTTCTTCGCGAGCTATACTAAAAATTGGTCCATTAAACCAATTTGGTTTTGCTAAAAAGTGCTCTGATCTATTGGCTAGGCAGCAAAATTGACCAAAGATTGTAGGCCATTCATCACTGATATCATCTGCGGGTGGATCTGAAAAATTAACCAAACTTAGTTCTAAACCACCATGTATCATTGAGCAGTAAATGTTATTGTTATTATCCATGTTAGGTTGCTTTAATTTGTCCTAGCAATTGCTTGAGTTTGCTCGATTGTACATCTGCAGTTACCTTAGAAATTTCGCCAGTGTCCTCGTTGACGGACTCAGAGACTTTACTCTTGGCTTTGATTTGATCATAGATATTACCCTGTGGACGTAAGCCTTGTGCATCTGGCGACTCACCCGGGTCTGTAATACGCATGGTTTCGATGTTATATTCCAAATCAATCTTTTGCCCAACTCCTGTGGAACTACGCGATTTCATACATTGTATTTGATAGCGGCCACGCTCACGCATTGCACGACTTGTAAAGATACCAAACACGTTATCTGCTGTGTTAATCTTTGAAATACCACCGGAAATATGGCTATGGTCAAACTCAATTTCTTCTACAGCACTACGATTTAACTGCGATGCTGTAACCATTAGCACACCCAATTCTTTGGCTAGGTTGCGCAACTCTTCTGACACATACTTGTCTTTTACAAATAAATCGTTAGGGCTTACTTTTGCTGACACTGGCATTAACAAATCCAAGTAGTCGATCATCATAAAATCAACTCTGCGGCCAGTTTGAATTTGATATTCTTTTAAGTAAGCACGAATATCATTGATATTTGATTGTGCTGGCAATGCTTTGACTTGATATGTGCCGGACTTTTTGCCTACAAGTTTAACCTTCATTGTTGCTGTGTCAATATCCTTGCGAATATCCTTGGTACTTGCACTGGTTAACATAGCATCTGTGCGTAGTGCACACAGTTCTTCTGACAGTTCTAAACTAATATAAACTCCATGCAACCCTTGTTGCAGCCAATTAAGTGCAATATTCATCATTACCAATGATTTACCTGAACCCGAGCCGCCGGCAAAGATGTTTAATTCGCCGCGGCTAAATCCACCATATAGTAGTTTGTCTAATTGTGGCCAACCTGTGCTTACTTGTCCGCCTGAATTAAAATACTTTTCAATACGTGCTTTGGGATCCAAGAAATAGTCTGTACCCATGTCCTTGGTTAGACTAATTTGTACTGCATCTTTGATTAGTTTTTCTACGGGTTCAAAGTTGCCCTTTTCCAACAAGTCTGCTGACTTTAAAATAGCACGTTCTAGTTCTTGGCGACGAGTAAATTTTTCAAACTCCTCCATGAACCAATCTAAATGACCGTCATTTAAATCAGGGATTTCCTGTAATTGAATATTAGTTACTGCAGCGATTTGTCGACGTTCGGGCAGAGTTTTATGCTTGTCTGTGTGCTCACGAATAAACTTTGCTGCACTACGCAGGCTTTTATCAAAGTTTTCTTCGTTGAAGATATTCTGCACACGCACATACGACTGTGCGTCTTGCATCATTATTTCTAAAAAGAGCTTTTGTACGTCGTTGTTATAATCAGTCATATTGTTGTTCGTCGAGTTGATCTAGTACAGTAATTACCTTGCGAGCAACTTGCTCGTGCGTTTTGGCGCCCGGATGATTGTCCAATGGTGCGTTGTCTTGTTGCATGGCCATTATGCTGGACCATGGATTAGCCCACAAAGACCAATTAACTAATTCTAAATTATTGGCTAGTCTATTTTTAAAATCGTCAACTTCGTTGTTGTCCAAGTCTTTGAATAATTCTTGTGCATACAGTCCGTAATCCTTTTGTGTTAGTAAATCTTCGGTCCAAGGTATCATACCATTGACAAAAACAACTCGTCTAAAATTTGATTGTGCCAGGTTTTCTAGTATTCTTGTGTAATCAATAACAGTCATTATATTGTTATAATCGTGATTTAACAACTGATATTGAGTAATAAAGGACTTTAAAGGTGATTCTTCTATGTGCGATCCTAGGTAAATGCCCTTATTGGGTGCAGGATACAACCAATGCCGATGCAATGCCGACCACTGTACCACATAAACGTCTGCTTGGTGGTCCATAATGGCTTTGGCCGTCTTTATAAAAATTTTGTGATTATCTGATCCGCCTTCGGCTTGGTTGATACATGTAACTTGATATTCTGCGCACACTAAATTAGGATAAATTTGCAAATCATTGCGCTCAAACTCAAAACCTTGTCCTGCAGTAATCGAGCATCCAGTAAAGTATATTTTATTCATGGCTTAACCTACGCTTTAAGTCGCGGCGAGCAAGTTCAATTTTAATCTTACTTGTTTGTTTGTGCTCAAGGATACTTAATAATGTTGCAACACGCCCATATCGCTGTACTGCATCGTTTACATCTTTGATGTCATCGGGCCAGGGCGGAATACTCACTGCCCAATTTAATTCTACAGCGCGATCTATTAGTTCTAGTCCTGGCAAATCTTGATCAGGCACAACAACGACTTCTTTACCTAAACTACGTATTAGTCTAGCTTGTGCGTCATTTACTGTGTTGTGCATTACTGCTAGTCCGTTAATTGACAGCGCATCAAATAAACCCTCAACAACAATAGCATACTGCCAGTCGTCGTGTTGCAAGTCTGTGCCAAACACATAACCCGGCTGCATATCATTAATATACTTGGGTGACTTACCATCTAAAAATCTGCAACTATGTCCTACTAAGACATCATTGTGTGTAAACGGAACGATAACATGCGGACGAGTCCAGTGAACACCGTCATCGTAGGTGCGCATCATAAACGGATATCCGTCGGGCACACACCGACTCTGTATATAATCCCAATGGAGTTGATCTTCAGGTCCAACGAACTTAATTTCAGTATCAGGTAAGGGACTTTCTTCGAACTTAATATCTGCTAATGCTTCAAACGTCTTGCGGCTATCAATAATGCCAGCAATGCTTTTATGCTTAAGACTTTCTAAATTAATGCGTTCAATGTCGTTGGTGTCAACACCTAGCCACTGTAGCAGCCTACGTGCTTTTAAACTTAATGTGCGTCCTAGGGTAAAACTTGCGGTATAGTTACAGTTAAAGCAATGATAACTCCAACCCTGTTCGGTGACCTTTAGGCCACCACGTGATCGCTTGTCAGCGTTTTCGCCATTGTGTACACAGCAAGGTGCATTAAAACTAATCCAGCCCGAACTAGACTGCTTACGCTTACCCGGCAAGTAACTTAGAATGTCTAACATTCTAATATTTTACTATACTTTATGTGTTCAATCAAGTGATCTGCAATGATTCGGTGACCCTGCTCGTTTGGGTGCCCACCTTGAGCAAAATAGGTTTTACCGAATTCTTTTTGTTTGGCATTTAATATGGCTCTAAAGTCTGTACCTGGGTAGACTAGAGTTGGACAAGTTGGCGCATAGTTATTGGACAATACGTTAAACTGTATTACAGGAATTCCGTAACGACTTGACGCTTGGTCAAATAAGTTAATAGTTTGAGCAAAGTTGAACTCAGCCCAATCTCGGTGGTAGCTCATACCTAACCAAGTTTTTTGCAATGTGTACCAGTTCTGATCAATATCAGGATTGTCCTGTGTTAACCATGTGCCGTGCATATGGCGATTCCAAGGAGGATCCTTTTTACTAATATAATGGTTAGGATTAAACCAACTCATACGAGTAGCATCTGTTAGCCCAACTAGAAATAGCACATCCTTGGGCATGCCGCCTTTGAGATACCACATAAGATTCCACCGCATGCTTTCCAAACTCGATCCCGGGAAAGCCATGTTGTGCAATTCTAAACCATAGTGTTTGGCTACTAATCCTGGGTAACCGTGATCAAGTCTGTAAGGGGCATTGGCGTCATAATGATCTTTGATCTGCCCGTATTTTTCTAGGTTTTCTGCTTCAAGTTCTGCTAAGTGTGGATCAACTAGTTCGTCACCAAATGTCCAGGAACATCCAAATGCTACAAGTTTTGTAATTGTCATCTATAGATAATATGAGTAATTGCACCTTGATCGATTACTACATTTGGTTGCATACTTGGAACATATCCTTCGCCGCCTGAGTCTAGAGTAATCGACGTTACCGAAGCATTAGCAGCAGTGGCATTTGCTGTTGCACCGGTACCAACCCCTTGAATAGTTACACGCGGAGTTGTGACACCGTACCAGTTATTGCCTGCGCCTGTTAGGTTAATACTAGTAACCTGCCCACCGGTTTCACCAACTGTGATGTTAGCAGCAGCACCAGTGCCCCATTGGTTGTATTCAAAACGCAACCAGTTGTGGCGGCCTTCAACATTGAAATGATCACGCTCACTACGGCTTGTATATGTACGCTGATTACCAATGTTGTACCAAGGACCTAAATAGCTATCAGAGCCTTGGGCAATAATATTGCCAGTAAAGTTGTCAAAATCCAATTGGAATGTAACTAACTCGGAACCAGCAGTATATACCTCTGATGTATGGCTGCGATTAGGATTTCCGGCACTTGGTTCTAAATTTGTGGGAATAGTCATGTTTTGGCTTGATTCAAATTGTGGATATACGCTGTCCACAACGTCAACCATGCCACGTGCAGCAGCATAGTCGTCAACCATTATGGGCTCAACAAGCACACCTGATTTGCGCACAATTGACCAGCCTGCTGGTTGTGCTTCAATGCTTACAAAGTCCTCACGGTTAACAACAACTTTAACACGCCCATACTGTGCGTTTAAGACTTCCATGTCTTTGGTGTATAGTACATCAGTGCCCTCTTGATTAAGCACACGAAATACAAAACTAGACCCCGAAACATTTACAGGTTTCTGATCTTGATTGACAAACTCAAATAAAATTACGTTGTCAACGCCTTTGTTAATTGTTAACTTTTTACTATACACTGGTGCGTACCTCCGTGTGAATGCTTCGCCTACACCACTGGTGTCAATCAAAATTACCTGATGCTTTTGTTGATATAAATAAACCGTGGTTGAATACATTCGTTATTCCCTTTAACAACTATTTATGGGTTCAGAAATTTTTACAAAAATAGCCGAGCGTTACCCTTTTATAACTTTTTGCAGTTATGCCGGTAATGAGTACATAGGAATTGTGCAAAACCGTGACGACACGGTTACAACTATCTACGACTTTGGTAACATACAAAGTGCAGAACTAAAGAAACTGTTTGTAGAACTTGCTAATATTTGGTGGTGGGAAAGTAATAGGTCAATACCCATTAATATTTTCTTGAAAAACGAGTGGGAAGTATTTCGCCCGTTTTTGCGTACATTTATCAACAAGGATTTGGAAATCCTACACGGGCCTTGCTGTAGTTTAATTGATTTAGCTCGTAAAAAATCCAAGCGTAAGTCAATTACTTTAGTTCGCCGTGTGGAGTAGTTAAGTCTAGCGGTTCATTAAGAGTGATGCTACTTTTCATACCCTTACTGCTATTTTTCTGCTAATAGATTCATGTGTAAGGTGACAAGCATTGCGTAGCTAAGGCTATGAGATTTTTTAAACACAAACCCACGGCTATCATCACCATCCCAAACACTAGTAAACACTTCGTCCCAGGGCTTGCGCTGTAAATGTGCTTTGCCAGGGCGAATAATACTAATAAACGCTGCCATACGTGGAATTGAATCAGGTTTCATTGCTGCTAGTAGCTCAGGGTAATTGCCAACATGTACTAACTGCTTGACCCATTCTGGATCTTGCCATAGCCGACTCCACGGCGGTGTTAAATCTAACATTTCTTCATAGTGCTCTGGACTTTTAATTAACTGATACACACTCATGTTAAGAAAGTCTAGTTTAAAATAACCACGCTGTTCTGCTTGTTCGTAATCTATAGCAGCGCATTGGTTAACAGGATCATAAGGAATATCTGTTACATACACACCCGAATTATGGCGGCGTATTTTACCGTCGGTTACTTGCATCGCAGGCGTACAATGCACTAGTTTTATTGCTTGCTCTCTATCGGCGAAATCTAAATCAATATCTGCGCTCATTACCAGCCTGCCTGCTTTAGTATTTCTTTGGCGTACTCTTGATCTGCTAGATAATCGTGAAACTTCTTAGACCAAAAGTCCGGATCCACCACGGGCCAAATAATGGCACTTTGCTCACCGTTCATACGCTCTAAGTAATGCTGTCCTGACTCGCAGTTATAAACTACCCATGGACTAATACGACCAGTACTAATAGCAAAAGCAATAGCGTTGTCGTTGCCAAACCGTAAAAAGTCGTTTGCCGGGTGTCCAGTTTTTTCCGACCATTTGATACCATATTCAATTGCTCTCCCTAATGCATCACTAACTGCTTCGTGACGCAAGTAATATGCTAGATACTCCAAGTAGATCTTTTCCTGACACCAGTAATCTAGTTTTTTGTTTTGTTTGATTATCCAGTTAATAAACTCAGCAATGTTAATAGCGTTAATAGCAACACAATGGCGTCCAAACTTTACAAACGCACGATAGTATGCAGACTTAGCAAAATCATCAAACGTTTTTAGTTTGGCCGATCCTTGTGTTATTTCGTAGAAACGCAAATAGGCCTGTAAACCTATTTGCACACCTTTTTCGCTTTGCTCTGAATACCTACGTTTGGGCTCGCACATGTGTACCGCAAGTGTTGACTCGCGGGCAAATGCTTTGTCGCAGTACTTACAGCGATATTCAGTCTTTGTCAGCGTGTCCGTGCTCACGCAACCACTCCTTGAGTTCTTTCTTTGTGATTAACTTGCTTAGTGTGTTAATGTCATCGGCCTTCATTGCAGGCATGGCCTCCATTAATGCTTTCTTAACTTCGTTAGATCCTGCTTCTTTCTTTTTAGGAGCAATCCACTGGTGCTTAAATGTGCCCATGTTAGGACTAATTGCAGTAGCACACAGCCATTGTAGTTTAGGATGCTTGTTAATAGCAAAAAAGTGTTTGTTCAAGTAATGGTTGCAACTTTGTACATAGTACGATTGTAATTCTTCAGCACCTTGTACGCTAGATCCCCAACGTAGCATTAAGTAGTTGGAAAACTTCTTGCGTTCTTCTTCCGTTAGACTGTCGTAGAACTCACGGTTCTTACGATCTAACTGCATCATTTCGTTGCCAATGCTTAACTTATCCATTTTAATCAATGTCTCCGTTTATTACCCGCTGTTGATCTAATTTTACTTGATCTTCCATCGACAAGTCAAGTTCAACGCCAATAGTTGGAGCAATATGTTCTTTTAACCAAACCCAATTGACCCATGGCTGAGGATGTGAGTCGATACCCGGTGTACAATATTTGTGTGTTATTGGTTGATATCCGATTTGATCCCTAACAGCCAATAAATTGTTTTTCAAATAAAAGTTTGGAAACTTTTCTCGCTGATGCATTACTATTAATCTTTGGTCTATCTTCGACTCGATTTCACCAAGGAACCAATTAGTCATGGTAAAATTATACAACTTGTATCCTGTTAGTTTACTGTGCATTACAACAGAACGAACCGAATCTAGAGTATTTCTAAAACGCTCAATAGGACTGTAAAAGTGTTTTAAAAAAAGTTTATTGTTTGCTAATGTACCGTTGTATTGCCAAGAACCTTGTACATTCTCTTGCGTCATTCCGCATTGCTCTACAATTAATTTATGAGAGTTATATGCGTCTATGTAATGATACTTTGGAGGTACATGATCATAAAACAAATTAAACCGATCAAATCCAGTCCATTGTACTACTACAACATCACCGGCTTGTGCGGTGTCGATTATGTTTCTAGCAATAGTAGCATTGTCTGCTCCACCATTAGCTGTGTTAATATAGGAATCAAAATGTTGCCCGAGATAATCTGCCCACGTAGGCCAGCAATGCCGTGTGCAACTACATCCTCCGGCTACCAACCTAGACATTACCACGCTCTGTTGTAGTCAACGATTTCGCAGTTACGACTAATGTCCTTGACAAAATACACACAGTCTGGTTTTTCTGAATCATCCAAAGGAATTGCTAACATTTGGCCGTTTTTAAGTTTCGGTGCATACCAAGCCACATCGTGATAAACATCTACTATTTCGATGGGCAGGAAACTCGGTCTGAAGCTACTAAGCGGGTTGAACTGAAATGCTTTAAATCCTCGATCGTTGATAGATGTCAATGGTAGCATTTCTAAATCACCTAGGTCCGGTTCGCCGATTAGTATTTGCCAATCAATAGGCATGCGAATACGCTGTTTTCCGATTTGCAGTACAAGTGCAGGACTATTAAAAGATTCTAAAAAGATCAGTGGAATGTAATGGTAGTCAGGTGCACTTGGATCCGAATTGTCGAGTATAGCAAAACGCATATCATCAATTTCTTCCGGGAGCGTATCTAGGTTGTATGAAACGTTGTCTAAAGTTAATATTCTCATGATATAATTGTATATAGATTTTACTACTAATGCAAGAGGTTCCTGCCCAAAATGACTCCGCAATTATCTGAATATAAGATAATAAACCCTTGCTGAACCAAATAGTGTACCGCCGGGCCGCACTTACCTATGTAAATTCCTAGGGTCGGGCACTTCCATGTATCGTCACAAATAATCAAACAGTTGTTGTCCATGTAGGGCAAGCAATACATTGTTTGCATCAAGTGTTCTTGAACGCAGTTAAAGTTGTTCATAATAACACCACGTGTGCGATAGTCTGCTTGTTGCTTAACAATCATTTCGTTGGGTTCTGCTTCGTTCCATGTCCAATCAAAATTATCTAAGTAAAGTATTTTGATTTTTTTATTGAGTGTGGGCAAAACTTCTGCGCACCATGCACTACCGGATCTATAGATTTCGTAATTAATGCACAAGTTATTGCTATGACGATTAGACCAATCATCAACATCAACTGTGGTTACTTGGATATTGTGCGAGGATGCAATAGCATATAAATCACTGGTACTGCCTTCGCCGCGATCAGAACCAATTTCAAGTACCATTAAGTCAGGCGTATTCCAATCTAGTAGATTCTCAAAATACGGAAGTTGTTTACAAGGCATGCCCATTACTTAATTTTCATCCATTCGAGTTTTTCTTGAGTAAAGGGATAGTTGGCTTCTTTGTAGTAAGCCTTGCGTTTGGTTAAGTGCCGTTTGGCAAACTTACAAGTTGAAGTTACGTCCCAGATTTGAACAAAGTCTTTGTCTTCTGCTTTACGAATGCCACGACCGATCGACTGAATGACTCTAACAAAGCTCTTACCAGGCTCAATAAGAACCAAATTAAAAATACGGGGGATATTAATACCAACAGCGGCAACGCCATAAGTTGCCACAATGATCTTATCGTTTGTTTCTGCCACCTCATCATAATGATCTTGTCTTTCTGTTCCTTTGGTTGCGCCCGAAACAAACACAGCACGTTCGCCCAAGCGTTCGACCAGTGCTTGTCCTGCTGCCACACGGTCAACTAAAACTAGTGTGTTACCAGTTTCGTTTACTTGTTGAATTAGACTAGCCATGGTGTCTAATCGGCCCGACTCTTCTAATAGGTATTTAAGTTCGCTTTGATAGTCCTTGTATTCTACGTGATCTACTAACTGCACAATGTTTACATGGCAATTGGCTAGCACGCCGCGCTCTTGTAGTTCGCTTGCGGCTAGTTTATTGATAACTGGACCAAGACTAACATGTAATGCCTGGAACTCAAACATTTCTTTGGGAATAGTACCTGTTAGCCCCCAACGAATAGGCACTTCGGCCATTACGCTGGTTAGCAGAGTTTTAAGTGCTTCGGCTTTGGCCATGTGTACTTCATCAACCATTACGCACACAACATCTTCTAAGAAATCGCCGATAGTACAATCTGCTACACCCGACTTGGTATTCTTTAGTAGCACGTTTAGGCTTTGCCATGTGCAAATAGTATGCGTCTTGCCCCACTCTTTGCGATCGCCAAAGTACACACCTACATCAAGTTCCAAGTTGCGATAGTCTTTTTCTGTTTGCGTTACTAGACTTTTGTTAGGTACAATAACAATGCTGCGCCCATAGGGTTCAACACAATGACTCAATGCTGCGGTCATTAATGTCTTGCCTGCACCTGTGGCAATTTCCTGCAAGCATTGTGGGTTTTCTAAGAAGTTGTTTACGATTTCAATTTGATAATCTCGAAACAGTATAGGCTTGCCTGCTTCGGGATGGCCTTTGGGCCATGTAATATGTGCAAATGTATCTTCTTTGATTGGTGTAAACTCAAAGGTAGTCTGATACTCGCGCAGGTCTTCGAGTTCAATATCATAGCCATATTGTTCTAGTATAGGCAGTATTTCTGGTAGCAAGTTTGTGTAAGTGCTACCACCTAACTGAAAAAATTGTGCTTTGCCGTCCCAACGCCCTAAACGAACTGCTGGAAGGTAGCGAGCATAAGGAATGTCGTACTTGAATGTGTTTACGAGTTTGCGACGACAGTCGAGATCCAATCCTTCGATCTTTACATTAACTTCGTCTTTGATAATAAGTCGGGCTGTCTTCATTGTAGTAATTATAGACACTTGTGAAGCAAAAGTCAAAAAAAGTGGCGCCATTGCTGACGCCACAAACCGAATTATCTAGGAGCTAGACTATGATGACAATTCGGGTTACTACAAACGTATATATCGATAACTATCTGGATAGTAGAAAAAGTGCTACTATAACAGCATATAGTTCAAATTGATGTTCAATTACCTTGTGCTTCAGCGCGGTGCACGAGATCTTCCACATGCTTCTTTACCTTTTCTAGTTCCTGTAGGGCGTTAGTTAGATGACCGTTTAGATGCTTTTCTGTGGCCATTTTGCGCTCAACTGTAACTGCTGTCCTACATGCAGCAATTGCGGCTTCTACTGTTTCAATTCGAAACTTTAGTTTTTCTAGTTCAACCATTTTGATATTCCTTTGTTAATGCGTCAAATGTTATCTTGTGTGTTTGGTTAATGTAGTGCTGACCCATAACAACCATAAACTTAGCATGTTCCATGTTAGCAGGGATTACTACTGTCTGACCGGATCTGATATCGTTTAAGTCTTTAAGTGCTTGAGCATAGTCATGATACATCTGACCCATGCGCTCAATTACCAGTTGCTCAATAAGTGGATCCTGTGTCATCGTTTTCGTCCTTCTTGTTAGTGTTCCAACTAGCAGCAAAAATCAATGGCAGTAAAAAGATCCAGCCACTAACATCGTGCATTACATACAGATAACTTGCGCCTGCTAGAATTGCAAGATTATAAATCATTACTAGTACTACTTCGATTAATTGTTTCATTATGGTCTACTCATTGAGGGTTCGTTAATAACAGTATCACAGCGCACACCTTTGCCCAGTTCATTTAGAATCTGACGAGCATTACCATCTGATCCGATAACAAACTTGTAGCCTTCAATGCAGCGGCTTTCGGTTACACCATTAACACCATATGTGATACCAGCAGTACTCATTTTACCTGTGAACACAGGCACAGCAACCGCAGCCAGGATCATTATAATGCATATAATGACTACTGCTTCGATTAAGGTAAATCCACGCTGTTTCATTCTTCAACTCCGAAGTGTTCTTTTAGCTGTTCGCCTGTAACTTTGAGCATGGTCTTGATACCTAAACCACTTTGAAGACCTGCTTTGCTACTTACAAAGTCAGCACATTCCCGAACAATCAACTCGGCGAACTTTTTGATATCTTTCTCACTGCAAACCATTGCATGTCCATCTGCATCATAGTCATACAGATAGATTAGTCTAGCCTGTTTGGCGATTTCTTTAATTCGTTCGTTCATCATTCAACTCCGAAATGTTTCTTCAATAGATTCATTTTTTCTTCGTGAGTCCATGTATTTTCATATGTTCCTAGCGTTTCAACACACTCCTGAACAAGCAACTCAACAAACTTTTCCTCGAAAATATCCAACACAAACTGTGTAGGGTCTAATTGTTGGTAGTTAGCATATCGGTGTGCTTGCATTGATAGTTCTTTAATTCGTTCGTTCATCGTGTAACTCCAAATTCTTCTTTTAACATTGCAATTTGATCATCGAGGCAATCATTGTATTCGCACGTAAACAAATCGCCTGTATAAGGATCACAGCGTTTGCTTGTTTCCAGCTCTGCAATACATTCACGAACAATCAACTCGGCAAACTTTTCTCTAACTGCCTGCATATACTCTTTACCCTGATATACGCCGTCACGGTCAGATACTTCGTTAATAAAGTCTTTTGCTTGCTGGTGTAGTTCTTGGATTCGTTCGTTCATTACTGTTTGCCTACGTTAAGCATACCCTTGAAGTCTGCTGGAATGACAATAGTAGTGACCTTGCCTTCGCGAACTGCTTTGGCAATTTCCATATTAGCCATTGCTTGCATATACGGAATAGCCTGCGAGTTTGCGTTTAGCGTTTGGATACGCTGTGCTTCTT